TTCGATGATATCACCAACTGAGATAGAAGCCATAGATGTGTTAAAAGGACCACGGTCGATAGCTGACTCAGGGCCAACATTACCGATATGAAATACTTGATCCATGCTGTTAGCTTCGATCATACAAACTTTGCCATAATGACCATCAGTCCAAGCATCATCTGCTATATTAGCAATGCCTGTGCCATCGAAGTCAAACTGCATATCTCTTTTAGCTTTATATGCTGAATTAGGTTGTTCTGCATTCACAGCAGCGATATCTGATTTTGAAAGAGTGATTTGGTAAACTGAATATTTCATAATGTAGTTCCTTAGTTATTGTTTCTATAAGCAATATAACACATATAGATATAGATGTAAACAACTAATTTGCTTTTTTTACAATTATTTTTAAAATAACGCTAAAGTGTAACATAAAAGATACACTAAAGAGGACTATAATGGATAAAGATGAGCTTTTCTCAGCTATAAAAAACACTAATCCGTGTCAAAGAAACTGGAAACGTGATGTAAATATCCCACAAGAAGACATCGATTTGATGCTCTCCTCTATTCAATATGCACCTACGAAACAGAATGAAACTAATTACAAAATATATTGGTCTTCTAACCAGTCTAAAATAGAGGAAGTGTATAGCAGAACAAAATACTTTGCTGTGTATGATGATAGTATTCCTATAAGTAGTAATGGAGATACACCAGATGAATACTGTGTAACTAATTCTCAGCTAAATGCAAATTTAATAATAGCTTTCTGTGACGATTGGGATCAGTCTAAAGCCAGAGCAAGAACTCATATGATTGTTGATGATGAGACCCATAAAGAGGATCTGTATACTCATATAGTTAAAAATAGAATAATGGATATTGGTACAGGAATAGCTATAGGTCAATTATTACTTACAGCCAATTTATTAGGATATAGAACAGGCTGTTGTTCTGCATTTAGAGAAGGTGATGTATTAGGTATTAAAAACACATTTGCAAAGTGTATTGTTGGGATCGGTTATCCAAATCCTAATATGGACAGAAAAACACATCCAGATGTCTTAAACAGAGATATACTAATAGAAAGTCGCCGCAATGGAAATCTTGATGACTTATGGTCCTTCCCAACATTTGAAAAGCATGTACAGATAACAAATTTTTAAATTGCATTCTTCCATAGGGCTTCAAAGTCTAATTGGCAATTAACTAGCCTCTCATGGTTATTCCATAATCTTTTAAAATAACTATTGTACATACTTTCTATATCATTAGATGTGTATGTTAATGGTATCAAGTGACCTTTGACTGCATAGAATATCTCATTCTGTCTCTTTGTCCCGTTCGTCAATAAATTTCTCCTTTAGGTGGCCAACGTGTTTGGCATGGATTTTTAAACCAATAAATTCATTATAGTATGAATCGTCAAAGAGAACATTTCTTTCAATCTGCTCCTTTGCTTCATAATAACTCATTTCTCCTTTGGACGTACATAATCTAAGTATACGCCTCTCCCACCGTTCTGGATCAGACGCCTCAACGAGTAACTTTATTTCCTCGTTAGAACCATAGTATGTCTTCCAATCAGATTCCTTCTTTACTACTCTTTTTCTTTTCTTACCCTTTAACGGTTGCAACCGACGTGTAGACCAGAAGCCTTTTTTGCCTATATACTTTTTCCCGTTAGCGGTATCATTCACTTCATATACAAATCCCACCCAAGTGGCTAATGCCTCCGGGGTGGGATTAAAATTTTCTTCTTCAAATAGCCACATAATATATCCAGTTCAAGTATTCTTAGAACTATTTATACAGCAAATGATTCTCCGCATCCACAGCTAGCAGTGGCATTAGGGTTCTTAACTGTAAGATAACTACCACCTAGTTCAGTGATATAATCTACTTCACATCCAAATACAAACATTTCTGCCATTGGATCCAGCCATAGATTTTCTACTGTAGGTTTTTTATCGGTAGTTCCCCACTCGTATTGGAAACCAGAGCAGCCACCGCCTTTTACGGAAAGTGATACGTTAGGTTTACCTACACTTGCCAAGTATTCTCTTGCTGCATCTGTTACTGTTAACATTTAGTCCTCTAAATCCTCAAACATATCCTCATCTATGCCGACAGGGTGCCCACACATTGGACAGTGTTCTGGAAAGTCTTCCGAATTTCTTACTTCGATAAAACAATGTGCCTCACACATTGGACATTCTATCTCGTGGTGTTTACTGCTCAATTTATTCTCCTATGCTTCACAAGCTGCACAATTCATAATATCTCTTACCAATTCTTGAGCAGGGTTAGCTGATCGTTGATAATAGAATGTTTTTACACCTAGTTTCCATCCTTCTATAATCAATGCATTTACATCTTTAGCTGGTACATCAGGGTGGATTAGAATGTTTAAACTTTGTGCTTGGTCTATATATTTCTGCCTTGCAGCTGCTTGTTGAACAATAACCAATGGTGAGATTTCTGAGAATGTTTTAAATACATTCTTTTCATTCTCAGTCAAGAAGTCTAGTTGCTGTACAGAACCACCGTGTTTAAGAATATTCGTCCAAGTTTCAACATCATCTTTCTCATGTAGTTCTAATACTTTCTTTAGATATGGGTTACGATAAGTAAACTTACCTTTTGCCAAGTCTTTAGTAAAGTAATTAGATGCCAATGGTTCGATAGATGGTGATACCTGACCTAGAATAAATGATGAGCTTGTAGTAGGAGCAATAGCACAAGTAGTAAGATTGCGCATACCATATCCTAGCATACCTTCTGGTTCACCATATTCTTCTGCTAGTTCTTGTGATGCTAACTTAGCACGCTCATCAATAAATTTACTGATTTCTGTTGCTTTAAGATGAGCTTCAAATGACTCAAACGGAATCATACTAGATTGTAGATAAGAATGCCAACCAAGTTGTCCTAAGCCAAGAGCACGCCAACGAAGTGCAAAGTTATATGCAGACTCCATAAACGGAATGCCTTGTGTCTTATCAATATATTCTTCCATAACAGCATCTAAGAAATAGATCATTGTCTCGACAGCATCTGTATCTTTCCACTCGTCATATGTTAACAAGTTCATAGATGCTAGGTTACAAACAAATGATTCATCTTCATTAGAAGGTAGGCAGATTTCAGAGCATAGATTAGATGCCCAGATTTTAATATTGTTATCACGCAAGACACGTGGTGCACTATCATTTACTGTATCTTTAAAGAACAGATAAGGGTATCCACTCTCACGACGTTTACGCAAGATACGTGCCCATAGGGTTCTCTTATCTCCGTCTCCATCAATCATGGATTGCATCCACTCATCACCAATACAAACACCTAGGCTCATATTAATAATAGAAGAACCTTCCTCACGACACTCTAGGAACTCCATAATATCTGGCGACTCAATATCAAGATAGCCAGCAAAGGATCCTCTACGAACATTACCCTGTGCCACAACATCAACTGTTGTTTCGGTTAAGTTCATAAAGTGTACAGGTCCATCAGCAGTTCCACCAGATTTAATTGGCTCACCCCGTGGGCGAAGCGCACCATAGTAGCCAGAAGTGCCTGCGCCCATCTTAGTCTGCATACCAACTTCTGCAGTTTTCTTTAGAATGGATTCCATATTATCATTAATAAAGACACCATTACAAGAAATAGGTAAACCTTTCTTAGTACCAAAGTTTGACCATACAGGAGATGACAGAGAATAGAAACCACGACTCATATAGTCATAGAACTTGTCTGCAAAACCTTCACTATCTAAAATTATCTCTGCTGTCTGAGCAATATTTCTTACTCTTTCTTCGACAGTCATATTTCCGTCAATGTAGCCACGGGATAAAAATACCCGTGACTCATCGTTAGCCCATTCAAAGCCCATTATCTACTCCTTAAAATAGGTCGTCAGCAGAAATGCCTTGACCTTTTGCATATTCAACAGGACGTTTCTGGAAGAAATCAGTCATGTTGGCTCCATATAGTTCTTCATCGAACCAGAATGTTTGATCAATATGTTCTTGATCATACTTAATTTCACTATTATCAAAACCAATAGCATCAATTGAATCTGCCATGCGCTTTGCAATAAATGATTTAAGAATATCAGCACTCAGACCTGGTGCGGAATGTCCGTCCATAATCCAATCAATCACTTTGCTTTCTGCTTTAAGTGAATCTATACATTCTTGTTGTACACGTGCTTCCAATTCTTTATCAAACAACTCAGGGTATTCTTCACGGAGAGTTTGAATTAGTTTAATACCTACTTGTGCGTGTAGCATCTCTTCATTGCGAGTATATTGTACTTGCTGAGCACAATCTTTCATTACTGCTTTGTTACGGTTCATATGCATAATAATATAGAATTGACTAAACAGACTTACATTTTCAACAAAGAGTGTAAACAACATAATGGAATAAATGTATTGTTTACGTTCGTCTTTATAAACTTTTTTATTATATTTGCGCAAGTAATTAACTCGCCCTTTGATTACATCTACATTAAGGTTCTCTTCGAATACGTGTGTAAGATGTAGCACATCAAGAATTTTCTCATAGGCCATATTATGGATAACCTCTGAGTTGGCCATTGCATAACCTAAGTCTTTAATTGATGGATGTGGTAAATGATTGCCTACATCAGCCCAGAAAGATTTTACTGCAATCTCAATCTGGCCAATAGCAGACATTGTCTTAACAACAACTTGTTGCTCTGCTGGTGTAAGATCATTTTTAAATTGTGAATAGTCGGACCGAAAGTTGAACTCCTCTGGTGTCCAAAAGCCTTGCCATATGGCCTCTATGAATTGTTTGGTCCAAGGATAGAGGTCGGGCTTTCGTGCGATTTGCTCCGTAAATAGCATATATTACTCCGTGAAAATATGAATAAGGGAAATACCTTATCTCATTAGGTAGTATTATATATCATATCCGGTTTCTTGTAAATAGCTAAATGTAGTAAAATGTAACAATTATTTTCTAAATATTGTATCTTTTTTTGAAACAGTCTATTCTTCTTTTGCAGGCTCTTCAGGAGCTAGTGCTTCCTCATAGTAACCAACTATTGCTTGCTCATCTTTAATGTATCTGCGAAGATCACCAATACCAATTGCAAGGTTTTCATATCCTTTTGGTGTAATGGCAAAGAGTACAGCTGAACCAGTAGATGCTTCGATCTCAGCAATCTTTGCTTCTATATTATCAGGCGTCAAGATAAACCATTCCACAGGTGGAAAGTTAACACCTTTAGGTGCTTCTTGAATAGGAATTCTTTGTTCGACGTATTCAGTCTTTACTGCTACTATCGGTTCCGCTTGACTTCCCAGACACCCCATCAGCATCAGCGGTGATAGGATCAGGAGATGTTTCGCTTTCAATTCTTTTGATAAGTCTGTTAACCGCATTGTTCACTCTTTCTTCCAAGCCTTCTGGATCTTGGATTGCTTCCATAGTTAGATCAATTTTAGCCAAGACGCCTCTTAGTTTATCAAGGTGTTTTGACGATTGCTGTAACCTCTTACTAAGGTTACGATTTAATTCTTCATTTCTTTTAGCATCAGCTTCCATAGTCTCAACTGTATTCTGTAGAGTTTCCGCTACATTTACTAGCTTGACATTATTCTCTCTCAGTGTAGCTATCGTTGCTTGTGTGGTATCATAGTAATATTTTCCAGCATAACCAACAGCAGCCATCATACTAAGAATAAAAAGTGCGATGTAAAGTTTAATCATCTTGATGGTTTATAAACTTACGGAACCTTTTAAGTAGAACCGGATGTTTATCCTTTCTTCTGCGCTTATCTGTTACAGATATTTCTTTTACTCTTGGACCTGTATTAGGAGCCATATCAACACCACCATGTGCTATTGAATTTGTTGGTGCATCCTCTTTAACTTTTTTCTTCATCTGATTAGTTCCCCTGCAGTAACGTATATGTTCTGCATAGATTTTAAATGTGTCACTTCATAGATGTCTAAACCTAATACATCACCAACAGGATAACAGTTCTCTGGTATCCTTACCTGATCTCTTGTCTTTACCAATTCTTCGCAGTTCTTGTTTAGAACCTTATCACCATTTACTCTATAAACACCTGGCGACAATTGCTTTTGTTCTAACATAAACCATTCATTATTTTCAGCTAATAGATCGAGTGGATCAATATTACTTTCTCTTAAAATCTTATCAAAGTTATTTACGCCATATTTCTCTTTCATTAAGTAAAGAGCAGCTGCATAAGAACCAATTTTCTTACCAGGGATTAGTTTCTTAATATTAAATACTAGCCTATGGAATGTATTATAGGCTCCCTTTTCATCTTTTGTTTCAGGCTTTTTAAGTTTCTTACCTTTTTCATCAATAAGACCCAACTCAAATGCTGTAGTTTTATCAAACGGCGTAGTGAGCAACCTGAGAAACCTCAGGGTGTAAACTAGATCACCTGCTCTTGATAAAAGTCCCATTTAAATATTCCTTAGTGCCTGTACTACAGTCTCGTCCATAGTTACATCAATTATTTCTGTATTATCAATCATTCTTAAATATAATATAAAAGGTTTGATGATAGGCCATTGAGGATCATCTAATCTTATCTTTAACATCTCAACTGTTGGTTTAACACCAAACACATTGTGAAGCACGATAAGATGATTTAGAATAAGGCGATCTGCAAGATAGCCTGTCTCAATATACCTATTCACCAATCTCTTTACATATTTAAACCTTTTAAGGTCCTCTATGAATTCATCGTGATCTGCACCAAGTGGATTATAGTAATGTTTTGCTGCATACAGAGGAAGGTTATCCTCAGTCAATTCAATATTCATGATATCCCAAACTTTGTTAATCTTTTAGCATTGCGCCTTTCAAAGTATCTATCAAAGTTTTTCTACTCTTCCTACGGTCAAGTTCAATACCATGTTCGCGACCAACTTCTTCAAGTTCAGCTTTACTCATACCTTCCATACCATCAATATCATCAACATCTACATAGATTTTATCATTAGATGACAGCATAGTAGCTGTAGGTGCGATAGGAGCTGGTTCGGCTTCTATCAACACTTGAGCAGTATCGCCATTATACTCATCGATTTGTTCTTGAGTAAGTTTAGCAGGTTTAAGAATTTCTGGTCTTACATGATGCTTCCAACCTTTCAGAGTTGGAATAGCATTTGGACACCAGCCTGGGGCTTTAATCATTTACATTTTTCCTTCGGGTTTATCAGCTACTTTATCACCTTGCTTGTTATCACCAGGGCGAAGTGGTGCAGCTTTCATTGGGTTAGCTAAAGCAGATGCATTCTTTTTGATTGCTACTGCGATATCAACTTTATCACCTTGTTTCTTATCATCACTTTTTTCGTGATCATCAACAAAGTCTTTTGAAGATTTTGAATCCTTAGCATCAATCTCTTCAGGTTTTTCTGCATCTTTCTTAGGAGCCATTGCTTTTTCTAAGATACGTGCATATACTGGCCATTTTGGTTCTGCCATTTCATTACCTTCCTTTACACCTGCAGCAAGAGGTCTTGCACTCACGGGTTTTGTTGCCCTAAGTTTACTAATACCTGCTTTGGCTTTATTCAAACGATTTCTATCATTTCTTTTCTTTGTCATTTTCTTTAGCTTTGCTTGAGCAGCATCAGCTCTGCCAGAAACAGAAAATCTATTAACAGCTTTCTTTACACCTTTACCTGCAAGGCTAGCTGCACCTTTGGCTAGTGTGCCGAGGATCTCATCTAGTTGCTCATTATCCATTGATTCTGATAGAGAATCCAAATCTTCGATAGACATAGCTTCAAGTTGTTTAAATGTATATGACTCATTCTTTTCCATTTTGGGTTCTTCTTTACCCTTGCCAGGATTCATCACAGCTGTATCATCTTTTGATTTAGCTTCTTTTTCAGATGGACAATCCTTAGAATGGTTTTCCATAGAACCTTCACATTTAGGACAAGGCGTTGTTTTATCTTCAGCTTCATCCATTTTCTTAGAGATAGCTTTACGACGTTTATGTAGATACTTATCTGATGAATCTGTATCGCCATCGTTATCAATATCTGTGTCATCACGATCTTTATGCTTGCCTTTTAGTTCCTTTTTATCGACAGGATCCATGGCTTCTTTTGATTCTTTCTTTTTATCCCAAGGTGCCTTAGGTAATGTTACTGCAGCTTTACCTGCAGGTGTTGCCGCAGACGCTTTAGATAGGGCCTTTTGGTTAGTCATTTTTTTATTTTCGTTGACTTCAGCATATCTAGCCGCCAACTTTGACATTATGTCGCTCATTTGTGTCTCCTTACATCCAAAGTTGAGCTGCGATTGCACTCCCGATAGCAACGATTGCTACCCAGAATAGTTTATTTATAGTATGTACGGTGCGAGCATTATCGTCACACTTCTTTTCAATATTATCCAATTTAGTTGAGAATTTATTCATTCGTTCCCATGAACGTTCTCTATATTCGTTATAAGCATCCATCTTTTCTTCGAATCGAGCCAAAGATATTAAGACTTCACTCATCTTATCCATCTTTTCTTCGATTCTGTCGAGGCGTTTCTTCCAGTCTACATCTGCCATAACTTAACACTTCCATCTTCTGAGCGACATAGCCTTACGAGTAGGTCTCCCTTTTTCGTCTTTCATAGGACCTTTCATTCCGCCCATACGTGCACAGAATGATTTCCTACGGCCAGCTGCTTTACTACCAGCTTTTGCTTTACCTGTAACTGGAGCCTTTAAGTTGCTACCAGTTTTTCTATTAATAGCATCTCTGCCTTTTTGAGTGAGACCAGCACCTTTTTCTGTAGCTCTGTAATGGCCTTTGCCATCAGCTCCACGTCCTTCAGTGAATCTCTTAAAACTTTTCATTCTACATAACCCTTGTCACCAGGCTTCTTGTTATGATTAAAAACTTTCTTACCAAGTGGTGTTAGATTGCCTTTTTTATCATACATTTGATTAACAAGTTGCTTTTCTTTTGCAGTTAATTCAGTAATAGGTTCAACACTCTCACTTGTGCTTTGAGCATGTTTAATCTGAGCATCTGTAGGTGCGCCTTTAGCACCTTTCTTTCTCATCTTTTCTCCACGTGCTTTCTTAGCAGCAATGTTTGCCCAAAGGCCATTGCCTTCTTTGACTTCTTTCCAGCCCATCTGAAGGTATGTTCTTAGCTCTTGCTTGTTAACCATTCTCTCGCCTTTACCACTCTTGGCGATTTTAATGTTACGCTTTTCATCAAGCTCAGTTTCTTCTTTAGATAGTGTCTTTACTTTACCTTTATGTAAATGACGAACAACTTTCTTGCCGTCTTTATCTTTAAGGGTAACAATATGACCACCTGTAGGGTGTGGCTTACGAGATACCATAGTCAGTGCTTCATCTATATTAACTGAAACAGATTCATTAAGCCTAGCATCATTCCATAATTTTAAAGCTTGTTTATACTTTGGATTCTTTAGGTCTTGCTTTAACCTATCTAACATGTATTGCATAGGAGTCGAGAGCCTTTTGCCCTTTTCATCAAAAACCATTTGCTGAATCATGCGAACAGTTGGTTCTTCAAGTTTATTTATTTTTACGAATTTCATGTATGTAGCAAACTTACCTGGATCAACTTTGTGGCCAAAGTAATTTTTTTCATTTATCGGTTCTGCCGATTCCATAATTTTACCTGCATCTTTTCCTAAAATATCTTTTAATTCAAATCTTAGATCAGCAACTGAATCATTACCAAGGTTATTTTTATTAGAAGTTTTAGTGTTCCATCTATCCATCATCTTTGGATCAAAATCGTCTAATGTATGAAAGAACATATTTAGAAGGTTTCTGTAGGCTTTCTGTTTTTCAGGAGCCACCGATGTTCTCATCTTTTTTAATTCTTTATGTGCCTTAAACCAAGCAAGCTTGCTCTTATAGGTACTTTTATTAAGAATACCTTCATTTACGGATTCAGAAGTGATACCAGTTTGCTTTCTAAAAGATGCTAAATCTTTTCCAGCTGCATCTTTTCTTTTCTTAGCTGCTGCTGCATCTTTTTCGTTGTCTGAATGCATCTTATTAGTGTCGATGCCTTTTTTCTTTAATAGTTGATTGAACCTAGCACGTCCAAATGCTTCTCTTTGTTTACCCATTTTTATAAATCCGTATCGTGATTAAGTTTTTTACCTGATTTCTTTTTAACAATATATGCATTTACTCTTGCATGACCCCATTGTTGAGGAGTGGTCCCAGGACGATGGCCAGTTTTCCAAGCAGCTACGCCTCTATTATAAATCTTTTTAAGTTTGCCTACACTGTATCCAGACTTTGCAGCTTTGTCCGCAAGAGACTTGCCAGCATCTTCACTAATATATTGGCTAAATTTTAACATTAATCATCTCCGAACATTTGCTTAAATCTTTTTGTATACTTACTAGGCTTAGTTTTAGCTTTTTTATCACCAGGTGCCGGTGTGTAAGCACTTTTATCATCATCAGCTTTCTTAGCATTCTTTTTAAAGTGAGCATCACGTGCAACCTTAGTTGACTTCTTGAGCCCTTTATGATAATTGACTGGCTGAGAACCTTTGCGATCACCAATATCAGGATCTTCTGCATTCTTCTTTTCATTTTGGCCAGGTGTAGTTTTCTTAATATATTTTACTGAAGCATCTGTACCATAGTCATACTTAGCTTCTTCGACAATCTTTTCTACTGAATCTAACCATTGACGTGTCTTACGATCAGCTGTCTCTACGATTACATAGTTAGCACCTAACATTGTAATAGTACCAACTTCATCAGTTTTCTTAATAATAACCTCATCACCTTCTCTGAATAACTCACCAGCAACAAAGGCTTCACGCTCTTTTGATACTGAAGCAAGTTCAACATGATTTTTAAATGATGCTTCTTCCTTAATATTCATACCAGTTCTAATGCTATTAAATAGTTTCTTAGCATCACTGTTAGATATTGCTCTAGGTAAACCTTGACCAAATGAAGTAAAGTCATTTGCTTTAGCTGCAGCTCTCATCTTAGATGCAGACATACCAGAGACACCCTCAGCATCAGGGTCTCTTTCTCCAGCGGATAATACTGTAATTTTCTCAAAGTTATAGAACCCGTGACGAGCTTTACTACCATTATATTTATTTAATAGAATATCAAACTCACGTATACGATCTGAACCAACAACCATAACAAGCTGTTTAAAGCCTTCATTATATAAAGCAACTGCCACATCCATGGCAGACTTAACTTTCTTATTAATAAGAATTTGTCTTGCATGTTTAGGAAACATCTTCCTTGCAATCTTAATCTTATCCATATACATTAGAGGATTCTTTGACTTGTCTTGAGATTGTGATAGGTATACACGATATGGATTTCTTCCAGCTTTAGCTGCTAGTGAATTCAATAACTTTTCATGACCAATCGTAGGAGGATTCATTCGTCCGAACGTAAAGTAAACGGACCTTTCCTCTTCAACTAGATACTGACTAAAACTTGGGACGCTCATTATTTACCACGTTTCCTTGCGATTTCTTTTTTGCGAACATCTTTAATTAATCTTTTTGCTATTCGATTAATACGTGGTTTCATCTTATCTAAGCGTTTTTCCATTTCGGCTTTACGAGCATTAGTTAGATCACCTTTTCCAATACCCTTAGTAATCTTACGAACCATCTGGTTTCTTGCTGCTCTTTGAGCACGCTTCTTTAACACGCCGTGACTTGCTATTTTATTTGCGGCTTTTTTGCGACCAATAGCTAACTTAGCTTTGTTCTTGCGAAGACTAATAGCCTTTTTTCTTCGCTGCATAATAGATAGCGCTTCGTCAACGCCTGAGCCTTCTTCTAAGAATGTCTTAAAATTCTTCATTTATTTACCTGCCTTTTCCCATCCTTTAACAACATTGGGTGAAAAGTTGTTGTATGAAAACTCCATACGATCAACGATTTTCACTGCATCACCACCAAGTTTGTCGATTGCAACATAGCCTTCTGCCCCAACGGTTTTAAATCCGTTTTTGGTTTTAACAAAAGCCTTAGTCATACTCAACTGGTTAAGTCTATTTATAAGTTTTAATTTAGCAAGTACCATTAACTTTTGTAATTCAAACATTTTTATTAGATTTGCTTTATTCTTATCTGAAAAGAATTCAAGTGTCGCACTTAACTTATCTCGTTGAGTGGTTTTACCTCTCTCCGACTTTCTTTTGTTAATTTCTTTACCAAACCTAAGTTTGATCCAACGTATAAGCATGGCAGTATGCCGTGATGTATCCTTGACAATCTGTCCTTTTCTAACATACTTATTGTTGAACTGTTCGATGAGTTGTGCAAGGTCTTGCTTTGATTCAAGTTCTTTGAGTGTGCTACTGGAGATTTGGTTGAATAGCTTACCGCACTCACTGAGGTACTTATTAACTTCATCTGTTTCCTTCTTTGACATAGTAAACTTTGTCATATCTCTTAGCATGGCGTCTTGTGACCAGACATTCTTTGTAGACTTGAAAGCAGACACGTTGACTCCGTAACTAGCTTTAAGGGAGGCAAAGTCGTTACCTGTATATGTGGTATGCCATACGACACCAATTTTGGCTGCTTTAATGGCTTTTGCTGATTCACTTGCCACAGGGACAGCATAAACAATAGTATTAGGATGGAAAGTGAGATACGCTTCACGATTAATTTTTTCCTTCTTTACATCTCCAGAGCTAAACAAAAAGTCGCCCTGTACAATACCTTTAATACCTAATGCAGGCAAATATCTAAGAGCCTCTTTGAGCTTAACAGCTAGGTCTCCACTTGTGTCTTCATCTACATCAGCTTTAGTTTTGTATACCTTAGGGTTCTTATTAAAGATACCTTTCTTAGCAACAAAGAATTTACCATCACGGGGATCTGTACCAGCAAAGATAGCAGGTGCTCCATCCCATTTTACTGATACACTACCAGCGTGTTTACCACCTAGCATGTCTCGCATATCTCTTAGGGCGAAGATAGCTTCACGAGTACCCTTAACACCACCATAGAGAACCTTATCCTCGATGTGTGTCATGTGAGTATTCTTTTGCTCAGTAAGTGTTTCTTTAAATGTTATCATACTTGGATTATACCATATTTGTTTTAATAAGTAAAGTGTTAAGTTCGACTATCCCAAAAAGATTTGCTCATCTCACCTCTGGTTCTATTAGTATCGCCTACTTTACGAACCTCAACATATACTTCTGTACCATTTTTAAATTGTCTAATACCATTAGTTTGTTTTTGCCACAGTGGTCGAAGAGGGCTACCTACACCAGGATCTGCTGGTGCGTTATTGTATTGCCAACCTGTATTATTTGTTATTGCTACCCAAGCCATTAAACTGTTCCTTTAAATTTTCTGCCTTGAATTGGCATGATTACTATTCTAGTACCTTTTACTCCAGCATCACTACGATCACCTTTATAGATAGCTGATAACACAGGCTCAAATCCTAAATCGTCAACCTTATCTCCGTTATAATGGATATGGTTAGATTGGAATTCGTATGCTCTACCTTTCTTAACCAGCTTTACTGGTCCTTGAATAAGGATAGAAGTATTCTGTCGCCCTAGTGCTCTACCATATTGGTTACCATATACACTTAGATTTTTTAATTTCTTATCTTTAATCTTGCGATATAAAGAAGTGGCACGTGGTAAGCCATCTGGATATTGTGTTTTTAAATCATTAATAAATGCTTGTACTTCTTTATGATTGTGAATCGTAGGTTCTGATCTCTTTGAGATACCGCCCCATTGTTGGAAGTCTTTTGGACCTTTACCATCTTTATGAGAAATCCAAACACATTCTTTACCATCAACATCAATTAAATGGAAGTCAGACTTTGGTACACCAGGTGTTGTCTCAGTAGCTGCAACATTATAAATCTTTTTACCAACTTTTATAGGAACATAACCCATAGCTGTTTTAGTACGAATATCATTTAATTGTTTACGCAAGCTTGCAAGTTCAGCATCTTCTTTAGCTGTACCGGATCCAGCACCCTTACCACCAAACTCTGCAGTTTTTCCGAGTGCACTAATTCTATACGTTTTACCATCATCACCGGTTAGACGAACATCTCTGAGTGTAGCTTGATTCCCTTTAGCTACAACTGCAGCTACCTTTGGCTCATATTTAAAGGTAACTTTACTACTACCTTTTGCTAATTCAAATGTGCGTTCTTTCTTATCCTTTGATTTATACTTGCGAAGAAATACCTCAATACGCCATTTGTATTTTACCATTTCTTTTGGAGATAAAGAAGCCATTTCTGTTATAAACCCTTTAAATGTTTTCATACTCTTTTCCAGATATTATTTGCTAGTATTTATAATAAAAAAAAGCCACCCGAAGGTGGCTCAGTTAAGGGAGAAAGTTAATATTATACGAGTTGTCGGATATAAATCCTATCACCAATAAGATCAGTAATATACCTATAGGCATATCCATCATCTTTTAGAGACCTATTCATGTTATCAACCATTTTTCCAATGGTGACTGCATCGTCGTTAGTTGCTTTAACGGCAACTAACTCAGCATCATTATTATCATTTACAAGTTGCATGATATATCTCCTTAGGCAGCCAGAGCAAACTTGACTGCTTGCTCTGCTGCTTTTACTTTACGAAGCTGGTTCTGTCCAAACCACTGGCTGTGCAATCTATTCTCTGCATTGCGACCCTGTAAGTGATCTGTAACATAAGTAACAGAATTAAATGCCTGCCACCATGAGCCTTCACCATACTGTGCTCCAGGTTGTGTTTCTAAGTTATCTAAACATAACTGAGCTGTACGAGACATTTCCTCTTTAGCTTTTACTTCAGAAACCTTATTAGGTGTGTGAGTATGAGGGAACACATTGTTATAGTAGTTCAACAAATCTTCAACTTTAAACTTACGTGATCCAAGGAACTGAGCCATTTCTTTATACTTGGCAAACTTCTCATGTGCAATGCCTAGTTGCTCTTTAACCATATCAGGATTAAATTCTGTTCGGTGACCTACAGCAACAGCACGATCAGCTTTGCTTTCTAGGCTCATTGTGAGGGTGTTATTACATACAACCCGTACAGGAGTAAACCTAACATTAATAGATTTGCCATACTGATGGGGATTAGAAAAAAGTAAATAAGACTCAACAGTATCATCGCCAAATACATCAAAAGATTCCTTTATCTTTGCAAGAGCCCAGACTTGCTGACCACCCTTGAGTGAACCAGCTGTATGCATTTCCATATCTCCAGCTGCCACATATTCTGCAAAGAATTCAAATGCTTGCTCATTCTGAACAGGATTCCAACCTTTGCCTACATTTGTTAAAATTGAGTTATCAGAAGAACGAACAAGTGCTTGTTGTCCTGTTTTGATTTGCTCATCACCTACATTGATAAAAGCATCTACTTTCTTGACGTTCCAATCAAGACCAGCTTTCTGCATCATCTGCAAAGGGCTCAAGTCATTATGAACTTGAGTACCAAGACCATGCCAAGGTGTATCACCAACAAAAGCCATTTGAGCCACACCATCAATCATTTCTACTTCATGTGCCATTATATAATCTCCATTCCATTTTTTGTTTCTAAAATTAGTATAACACATCCAATTACAGATGTAAACAACTAATTTGATTTTTTTTCAATTAATTTGCTTTTATCTCGACAATGTTCATAAGGTCTTTAACCAACTGCTTACCATAGTCAGTAAACAAGATGCCACGAGACCAGACCCAGTGAGATACACATTGCTCAGAATAAAACTTATCCTCTTGAGTCATCCAGCGCAGAGCAGTTTCTCTGTCTTTAGCACCTAGCTCAATCATATCAAGTATTTCACCAGTGAACTCAAACACATTACGAGCAGCACGCCGCTCATCATCTTGAGTAACTGCTTCAAGCTCATCACAAAGAGCATTATATAGCTCATTCTTCTGGCGAGGAGTACGAGAGTTCCACTCATCCATAGCTTCACCACGAGGACGATATCCATAAACATCTTTATGAAGATCAGAAAATAAATCAGTTGTGTAAGTATACATTATACAGCTTCCTTTTCCATTTCGCTTTCGATGCGAGTTACATTTTTTTGAAGAGTAGTACAAATCATATCAAGCTCTATTAATACGTGTTCTTTAGAACAGCCATCAGCTCGTCTGATCACACCTTGAATAAGATCCTCTACTAATAGAGCGTCTTGAATATCATTTACTTTAATCATAATGTATCTCCGTTATTTGATATAAGTAGTATAACACAACTAAATATGGTTGTAAAGTGTTTATTTGATAATAATACAAATGTGTAACAAATATGTTACAATGAGGCGAAGATGAAATTTTATATTACTGGTACTAGACGAGGTCTAGGTGAAGCATTAAAACAAAAATATGATACTGTATCTACATTAGAAGAATGCGATATATTCATTAATTGTAAACATGATGGCTTTGAACAAGTAGATATGCTATACAAAGCAGCAGCTCTTAATAAACGTATCATTAACATAGGATCTCACGCAAGTGATTTTACATATCTACACAAATATGCTGTAGAGAAAAGAGCCTTACGAGAAGCTAATAACCAGTTGTTCATAGCTGGTAAGAAAACAACGTGTCTGAACTTTGGTTACTTTGATACTGAAAGATCAGCACATAAAGATGTTGAAAAGATGCCTTTAGATTATGTGATAGATGTTATCGAATGGGTTCTTATTCAAGAATACAATGTGAAAGAATTAACAGTATGCGCATAGACATAGAACATATACTATTAGAACTACAGGGCTTACCTGAGTATGAAGAACAATTGTCCTTACAGGTTACAAAAGATAATGTTGGTGGGGAAGGTCGTCTGACCAAATTGGTTAATACAGAACAAGATTTTAATGTATATGCATATGATCTGCCATATACTAATTCTGTATTAGATTCATTAGGAATGTATAGATCAAGGCTTATGAAGTTAGCACCTAAGTCATGCTACACATATCACCGTGACCCTACTCAAAGAATGCATATACCATTACTTACTAACGAGAATAACTTTTTTGTTATAGATGATGTTGTAAGCAGGTATCCGGCAGATGGTTCTCACTATCTAGTCGACACCAGAAAGAAACATACATTTGTAAATGCTTCTATGGAGTACCGTCTTCATATTGTGGGTTGCGCAGATAGTTAATATCGCCTTTATAAAATACATACTGTAGATTATTTGCTTTCTTTAAAGGTGGGCTTCCTATCTGTAGTTTATCTGGATACACTTGCCAATCTTCAAATATATCAGGGCGTGCTCTTTTGAGTTTAGTAAAGAAACCTTTACTGAATTCACGTGTCCAAATTATAAGAGGAGCATCAAGGTTGTCGACACAGTAATTTAGCTCCTTAAAGTTATCCACCTTCTCAAACATAGACGTACCATCTGTTCTATAATTTTTATAATGGTAATACCTAGACATAACTCTTACAACACCAGGATATATGGTCTCGCAACCTGAACATAAAACTGGATTGTTTCCATCAAATACAAAGTTAAACATTACCATTCTATCTAAGTTTAAATTTTTATAAGAATAGTTGTCTGATAATCTATCAGTGTCTTTCTCTACCTGTAGTTGCAGAAAGGCATCATGGCATTGATCTGGTTCCTCATAAGTAGGCTTTGAATCTTTTATATACGGAACTATTCTCACTTCTTTACTCCTAGTATCCACAGATCGCCGTTACCTTCTACGCTATGATAATACTTTGAGTTGTTTATAAACATAATACTATTATCTTTCACAGTAATCTTTTCTAGTTTTTCTTTTGTTTTTATATCATGTAAAAATATATTATGGTACCCAGACAAAGATATACAAAGAGATCCTTTATGTTGAGCTTCATGATCTATATGTATTGGACACTTTGGAAACTCTTGGTTGTATCTCCATATACATGTATATCCATGCTCATATATTGTATCTAAGCCTGTAATTATTTTAAGTTGTTCCTTAACTTCGTTAAGCCCCTCTGCTTTATAAAAGGACCACGTGTAGGAATTTAAAGTTATATGAGATGTTCTATGCCATACTTCTTGATCGTCTGGCTCACCTTCTAATTTTTTATTGCATATATTAGATATTTTTTCTTTTAAATCATCATTTATAGTATATGATGTTTGCCAGTTCATAATATAGACTCAACTCTTTCTTTAAACGAATGGAAGTCAATAGGTGGTATATTATTCCATCTTGTCACAAATGCACATCTGGGTGCCTCTGTAATAATTACTCTATGCATTACTTCTGTATCAATAAGACAAGGCTTATCAATAATGATCTCACCAATCTTACGATCAGCTAAAAACTTTTCAAACTCTGGCGTGCCTTGACCCATCTGACTCTGAGCTTTAAACTCATGATAGTAATAATATCCTTGAGCGTTCTTTTCAGGTAGGCATATTTCGTCTTCTAGTGTTTCATAATAATCTAAACGACTTGCTCCAAGCACAGGATATATGATATTGTACCCTTGACTGTGTTCTCTATTCTGATCTATGTCGGTATGAGGGAATACATCTTTCTCTGTACTATCAGCAGTATTAAATCCAGTTGATCTAAACTGATAATGTGGATGTACCATTCTGTGCTGAGATAAGATAGGGTCATATATTTCTTCATAACCAGTATCCTTACCAGTCATATTATATTCTAACGAATAACTCTCAAATGGTGTCTTACCAAAAACATTAAAGTCCTCCCCAGCCCTTACACCTTTTACTTTTTCATACAGGTCAAGTAATAATTCATGCTGAGGATCAACATCTACATACTCTGCAATGCCTGGTATCATAATACACCTTCAATAAACGGATCTGCATATTCTTTTACAAATACACCATCCTCTATAAGCATAGCATATCGTTTACATCTAATACCCATATAATCACCAAAGTCAACATCCTTACCCATATATTTACTGAATACAGCTAATGGATCTGCGACTGCATCAATGTGAGGATGACCATATAATACATTCCATGCATGCATGACACTCGGATCATTAACCGCAACAAACACAACCTTAGCATCTAACTTGTCTAAATTCTTTGCAAATCCTGGCAGATGTCTTTTAGTACAGCCTGGTGTAAATGCTCCAGGCACACCACATAAAATCACTTTACCCATTGGTAAATTATAAGGTACATAATCATCATCTTTAAGTATGTACAAACCTTTAGTTTCTAATCCCATTTTTCATTCCAATCATTATATTTGTTTTTAAAATACTCTTTATTATCTGCTTTATATAGTAGATAGTTGTTTATCTTATCAGACATCTCAGTAAAGTGTTCTTGGTTATCTGGTATAACATGATGCCAACCATATGTAGATACATCTGTATATACAACATTTGCACCAAGTTTTTTAAATATATCTTTAGTCTGTTCCATATGTCTGCCACCACCTTCTTTTCCACTCGGAGTAAAGGTGAGAAGTATGACGTGTTTATCAGTCCAAGGGTATCCTTTACCATGATCTAAATTCATATTTGATATTACAACAGCCCAGTCTAATAGGTTCTTTGTACTTGAACTCATCATTCCAGTAAACTCTGGTATTGCAAACACAAACTTATCAAACTGATGCATCATAAGAAATACAGCAGCAACATCTTTAGGTATATCTGCGTCCATACCATTAACATTTACTACAGGTATATCATAGTCAGCCAAGCAATCTATTCTATCAAAATCACAGCTGAGTAGTTTTAGCCCTCTGTAGTTGAGACTGTTAGATGCTTGTGAGGTACTGAGTGCTAATATCATAATGTAACATCCGCAACTAATCTGCGACCAGCAAATATATCAAGGTCGAGTTTATATTCTTTAAATTCTTTATATGCATCTTTATATTCTTCCATACTATCTGCAATAGTGTTTAGAATAAGACCAGCTTTCCAGTGTCTTTGCCATGGCATAGGTTCTTGTATGATAGCATTAGGGCTTGAGTATAATTTATTTGTAATCTTATCAAAGAACTCAAAGTGATCATCTGGTCTGTATAGTAATACACCGCTCCATATCACTTGATCTACATCAAAGTCAACAAAGAAACAGTCTGGATCATTCCAACTCTCACATCTAAATTCTATATTACTATGATCTTTCCACTTTTCTGTTGCTATATCAATAGGCTCTTTAGAAGTATCAAATCCCATATACTCAAAATCAGTATAGCCCTTTGAGTGTAATATATCTAATACTGGTCCATGTCTACAGCCAACATCAACAATACCTTTACACTGTTTTTCTATAATAATATTTGCTTGAGTTTCAAATAGCTCATATGCTTCTGGTGAATCAAGATAAGCCATATCACTAAATTCATAATCTTCCTTCAGAGGCACTTTCTGACCATTCTCTATTTTTGTTTTAATCTCTGGCCATGGTATCTGCTTTGATGTTTTCTTATAATCAAATGCTGTTCTCCATAGTTGTCTGTCTTTATTCTTAACAGCAGACCTTCTATGACTTGTAGTGAGCTGATCCATAAAGAGTAGATCGCCTTTTCTAAACACATGGTGACTCATATATTTTGATCTGGTAATTTTACTATTTAAAATTTCATAGAAGTGTTCAAAGTCCTCTATCTCTACACCATTATGCCATGCTTTTGTTAAGTAAATAAACATAGGATAAAAGTATTCACGACCAGACACTGGATGCTTTGCAACTAAAGGTCTACGATCCAACTTTTCTTTGTAGTGTTCTTGACCAATTCTAAAATTTTGTTCACCTTGGTTTTTATATGCTTTTGAATACTCTCCATCATTTCTCCATATTCTGGCACGTGGTCCAGAATTATCAAGATGAATATCAATAGCTCGATAATACTCTTTTTCTTTCTCTGGTAGTTCTTCAAACGCTCTACACTGATCTACCAACGACAGTACTGTATCAATACATTCTTCTACGCAATATAATCCTACACAAATTTCATCAAAGTTATATCTACCAGTACCATTGGCATGCCATTCAAGCTCAGTAGGTCCAAACATGCCTAATGCTTTACCATCGACAACCTTACCTGACACAATACTTATCTGAGGGCTATCCTTTGGATTCATAAAATAATCCAATTCTTCAATTTCTCCAAAACGACTACAAGTTTCTACAAGTTGTTGTCTTGTTAAATCTTGATCATGTAAAACCGCATGACCATTCTCTAAAATCTTTTGAGTTAATTGCTCAAGCTCTACCTGTGTATAATCCATCAATTGTTTAGTCATAAGTAATCCTCAAATAAAGGTGTTAAGCATATTCTAGCAGAATCATTCCAACGCATTCGTCTGCGTCTTGTATAGTATCTATCATGTGTAGTTGCAAGGTAAAAGCAATCAGAAGGTGTAAAATCGTATTCTTTACAAATGGCAAGTTGCTTATCTTTATATTTTGTATGCATGGAATCTACAGCAAAGTTATTCATTAAAAGCTGCATCGTTCTTACACCACTATAATTCCAGTTCTCATATTCTTTTAATCTATGTAGAGTAGGGTGTGGTTCTTTAGTATAGACTAATCCTAATCTACTACCAATAAGACCAAAACCTTTAGAGAAAGAAAAGAACACTTGCTCAGTTGTCTTAGGTACTTCTATTGTTTTAATAGCAGTGGATGATACATAAGTACAATCTAATATAACTGGTGGTGAGTTTTTCCAACTATCAACAGGAGCGTTAAATATATTACCATCTGCCGCAGAAGGTGTTGAGATATATAAAGGCTTATTAGGATCAACTACACCAGGTAGTGCAGCTCTGTGAGTTTCTTTATCCATGTACTGCCCTGGCACATCACAAGTAACGGATCCTTTAGAACCTATTATATCTCTATATTCATATTCGCCATAACATAATTTCTGCCATGGTCTTTTATCTGTCATTTCCCAATGATGTATGGCATCAGTAACACCGTGAGTATAATAACAATATGGAAAATCTGATAGATCAATCATAGGGCTTACCCAATGCCTATGTGTAGCCTCAACGTGATCTAGTTCTTTTGTTGCTTGCCCAGAACCTCTGCTAAAATATGTATCTGCCGCTGTCTGAGCCAACAGTAATATTTCTACAGACTTAAACCTAGGTACATTTACATATGGAAAGTTTCTTAATTCAGATTTTCGAATAGTCACCTGCAGCTCTCCATAACATACGGTCTCCCATCACAGGTGTTCGTCTGTGCAGAGAAGTCAATTGATCCATTAGAAGCATATCACCTTTTTGGAAGATATGATGTGTCTGATATTTGCTCTGAAAGATAATGGGTTTTAATCTTTCAATAAGCTCATTATGATCTATGCGAGTTTTCCCATGCCATGCTCTACAAATAAAATGGTAGGGAAAATAAAAATAATACTTATCTGTATGAGGATGTCTACCGACTAGCGGTCGAATAGAACCTTTGTTCTTACTCATAAACTCAAGTTCTGGATCGTTATCATCTAACTCATACATTGTATTATTTTTAAATTTAAGCCTAATCACTATATTCTTAAAGTATTCCTGATCCTCTTCAGACAAGTCATAGAAAGGATCTGAGGTATTACATATAGATAATGTAGTATTAGGATCACCTTCTACACAATAAAGGCTGATTAATATCTTATCTATTTTGTGCCTGCTATTACCATTAGAGTGCCAGCCTAATTCGCCACCACCGAACATACCAATTTTCTGTCCAGACTCATCTCGTTTATCAGTAACATAAAATAGTTCTGGCACTTCCTTTGAATTCATAAACAACTCATGTCGTTCAAGTTCTCCAAAGCCTTTCATATAATCAATGTAAGATTGTTCAGTAAACTCTTGATCGTAGAATATCTTGTGACCCTTTATTTGTACTTCACGTGCAATAGGCCAAAGGTGTGACTTGTTATAATACTGTTTACTATCACAAGTCATCTGTACCATCCAAACTAAACATTAAAGCAATTCGTGGTTTGTCACTCATGTTAACTACTGCATGGGGATAGCCGATGTTTAAAAAATAGGCAGTTCCACACTTAAGGTTATATGCCTCAACCTTATTGTCTCGTCTAAACAGATTAACAGTGTTATTATCACCATAGATGGGTACAATACAACGTACCGCATAGGATACATCATAGTCCACATGGAATGGAATAGTTTTACCTGGTGCAAGTTTAGTAATACGAATACGAGATGCTGGTGCTTTACACTGTGTAACTATCTTTTCAATATAACTACCAGTATAATCCTCGGTTGCTACATTATATAAATGTTCTTCTCTGCGTCTCAAGCGTTCCTTAATAGATGTTGTGTGAGGTAGTATCTCTGATGGTGTTGTAAGATTGATCTGTTCGAAGTTATCGTAAACATCTTTTACAAGGTCTTCATGATTCATACAAAGCCCTGGATTTGCTGTTCTTACATCAACAAACTTTTCAGCAAGGGTGTTACAATTATCTCTAAGTAAATCTAAATCTATATTAACATTTAGTTTCATTATGGATGGTAATTGAGTTTTCTTCATCTACTTTCCTTTAACAAATAATTTTTCAGCAATCCAACCTGCTGTATCCCACTTATGCAATCTGACTTGTTTCCAATTAAGATGATGTTGTCTATGATAACCTTCACCTGCAATAAAAAGATTTAGCCATGCGACATCACTACCACCTTCTTCATTATGACCAACAGTATTTAATAAACCAAATCCTACTTTTGCAAATACAAATGGTATTGCACAGAAAGCAAGCCAAAAGTATGGGCTTATTATAAATGATACTATATTTGTAATGATAAGAATTTTTAACCAGTGGTGGTGACAAAATACCAACATAGGGTTCTTAAACAAGTCACGAGAATATTTTGGAGATATTTTTCTTATATTCCAAGTCGTAAATAAAACTTTCCAGTATCCTACATGCTTCCAAGAATGTGGATCTTTTTCACTATCAGAATGTTTATGATGCATTCTATGAGAAGCAATCCAACCAATAGGTGTTCTAATACAAGCGACCATTAACATTGAAAGACCTAGGGCTTCAAACCATTTAGGTACCTCAAATTGTTTATGGCAATAATGTCTATGTAATAGTATTGACGCACCAAAGTGTGATATAACTTGTGACCACAAAAGCCCTAGTACGACAGAAATAAAAAGAATCATAATACACCTCTCCTATCCCTATTTATAATAAAAAAAGAGGAGCTAACCATGGCTCCTCACGTGCTTATTAAGTAAGCAACCCTTATTCGTATTTATTAGAAGTTAAATGTTGCGCCCATAGTCACATCACCAAATTCTAGGTCTGAGTTTGTGCTAACTTCAGTGTAAGTACGAAGACCGCCACCTAGTGTATAACCAGCTACAAAGTCAAGACCAGTAAATGCGTCTTTAGATGCATCATTCAAAGATAGAACATCAAATGTTGTATCTACTGAGAAATCTACACCGAAGGCGTTAAGACCTGCCTTAGGAGTAAAATCCAAAGCCCACAGTTCGGTACCAGTTGTATAGTTCATATCAAATTCACCGCCGGCTGAAATAGTTTGGCCACCAATGTTTAGGTCTCCAGCAGATGCTGTAGATGCAGCCAATACTAGGGCTGCTGCTGTTAGTGCAATTTTCATCTTAATTTCCTTATATTGATGAATAGTTAATGCCACTTTTCTGTTGCTAAGCAAGTGGCCAGCTCCCTGTGTTATGCCGCTAGGGCGTAACCAGATGGTGCGAAATTTTCATTTGCATTTAGTTTAGTTGATCTATACGCGATCATCCGGTAAACTCCACTTCACTACGACACCTGTCGATCCTAGTTCAGCCCCATCAAAATCACTCACCAGTACCAGCTAGGTATTTTGGTACCTCTGCTTCTTTCTTAGCCATCCAATTGTTATACGAATTAATAATCCATTTAATCATTGTAATCTCCTAAGTGATTTTGGTGGAGCTGTGGGGTACTGCCCCCCAGTCCAGTATGTGTTCACGTTGCTTCATCGTTTACATTTTATTTAGACCAAAGATCAGTCTAAATTAGTTTATGGAGAAAGTTTCTCCAAAAGTGTTACATATATGTTACAAATCGTTATCATGGATATGTAACTGTATGAGAGCATAATGCAACACTTTCATAAGGTCTTTACGAGCATCTGCTTTAGTGCCCTTACGACCATATCTGTTTGAATACTTATCTACATTACCCATGCAGAAACCAGTTCCGTGACCTCTTTCGATAATCACTTCTGTTGATTGAAACTTATTTTGAGCATAGTGCCCACCATATGTCGAATCAATGTATTTCTTAAACTCGGCAATTAGATTACCTTCATTAAATTTATAATCAATATCTTTCATTATCTTGCCTTATAGAATAAATGTGTGCCGATAGTAGTAGTCAAATCCATGTCTTTAGACCAGTAAGGATTAACATAGTCTGCATGGTAGTGGTCGGCTCCACCAGTATTATCTTTATGTTCACCAGATAGAACAAGAGCTGCCGCTTGTTTAGCAACTGCCCAAGCATTACCTCTAGGTTTCTGATCTCGGATCTGATGCGTCCAGCTGAATTGGTAAGGTTGATATACAACATCACATATGCTATCAGGCCATCTAGTTGAAGCAACTCGGTTTAAAGTAACGTGAGCAATTGCATATTGCCCTTCAATACTTTCTCCTCTGGCTTCACGGTATATATTTAATGCCATGCATTGTGCTTCTGTAGTTTGTTCATGATTAAGAACACTATAGCAAGACACAATGCCAAATAAGCACAATACACTCATAGATGTTGATAGCATATTTTTCATAACCTTATTCTACAAACCAACGAGATATACTAGCACCTGATGAATCACCGTCAAAGAACCTAGTATCCCAACGGCGATCTTTGTCATCACCCATTGAGTAATCAGTACGATCTTCAACTGCATTATCACCACAGTAATCCATTGCAGCAACAGTAGCTTTTTTCCAGCTACCGTAAACACCTATTACGCCGTCATCATTTCCGTAAACTGTATATACATTTGTCATTTTATAATCCTTAATTATTGTTTCTATAACTCTTATACCATATCCAAATACAGATGTAAAGTGTTTTTTTAACTTTTTTTAATTTTTTTATAAAATAACTAATAGTGTTACATATTTACTACATATTGGTTAGTTTCTTAATACCAAGGGTCCAATTCTCTGCAGCATCTTCGACATAACCAATAGCCTTATTAGGGAACTCTTCAATAAAGAATTGCTTACCATTTGCATCAAAGTATTTGATATATGCATATTCTTCTTTATAATCAAAATGCACTTCACAATGACCTCTGCCTGGTGGTGCTTCCCAAGTGCTTAGTTTACGACCCATTAAACATACTCCTTTATTGGTTGATAAATTTTAGAGATAGCTTCGGCAATGGCAATAGCCAATTCCATGTGTTCTTTTTGAGTACCATTAGATGATCTTAGTTCAGCATAATGGATCCAGCTACGAATAGTTCCGTTAACATATAAACGGCTAATTGTATTACCCTCTGGCAAGACTGCTCTGGCTTGCTCTTTAGCAATACCATTATCAATAGCCCAAGCATATGCTTCCTTAGATGCATTAATAACCATCTGTTGTTTAATCTGCCACATAGTTTCTAGTTCACGATCATCTACATCAACACTATTCTGGCGATTCTTAGGATCTTGCAGACGGGCTTCACGCAATACAAATGTATTTTCCATATCCCTTGGATCTGCATATCTTTGAGAAAACTCTTGGAAAGAGAAAGAACGATGTCGTAATAGCTGACGTGCAATATCACGTGTCGTTTCTACTTCTAAGGTAGCAGATGCCATTTCAAAGGGAGACCAGTGTTTATGTTTAGAAAGATAAGCAAGTAATTTAGGTGCAGTCTCTTGATTAATTTGATTACTAGGGTTAGATACTCTTGCACAATATGCAATAATGTCTTGTACATTATCTAATCCAATAAAAGCGCCTTCAGGTGGTTGAGTGTAGCCTACAATTTTTACTTGCATTTATTAATCCATTTTAAAGTTGTTAAATTTGTCTTGTGCTTTAGAGTTGTCAAACACTGGCACATCTTGTACAAGACCCTCGGTTGAATTATCTACATCTACCAAGCGCATCTTTGCTCTATCAATACCAACAACAAATCTCTTATTAGAAGTTGGATCATTATATCTATTCTTTAATTGTTTAACTAATAGTTGCCCTTGCTGTTCTAATTCTTCTGTTGATATAAGTGCAAACATTAAGTCTGCTGTAGCGGGTAATCCAAAAGACTCACTCGTGTCTTCAAGCCCAACATCTGAGTTACCAAAACCAGACCTCGTCGTTTGTGTTGCAGAGACAATCGGTACGTTGAACTCGACTGCAAGCCCACGCATTTCTTCTGCAATGGCTTTAATATATGTATAAGAATTAATTGATCCTCCCATGGCTTTCATTCTAGCACTAGAACAGATATTTAGATAATCAATAAAGATCATCTGTGGTACAAACTTTTTCTTTAGTTTAAGTTCATTGAGTAGTGCCCTGAAGTGTGATGCATTAGCTGAACCAGTTGGATATTCTTTTACGATTAGTTTACCATTGGTAGACTTTTTAACCTTGGCAATCTTTTCAGCATACATTGATTGAGATAAAGTATCAAGTTGATCAATTGGTATGTTAAGAATATTTGCATCTATACGTTCGGCAATCTTTTCTTCTGACATCTCCATAGTGATATACAATACATTCTTGCCTATCTCCATAGCTGCAGCTGCCATGTGACACATAAACAAAGACTTACCAACACCAGTACCAGCTAGTGCAATATTAAGAGACTTGTTAGGCAAGCCACCCTTGGTAATCTTATTAAACATCTCCAGATCAAATGGCACTTTTTCTTCTTCTGTATGATAGAAGTCAAACCGTTTTTGGAAATCTTCAATATAGTCATGACCGATTTGTGTATCGAAGGTGACACCCAGAGCCTTTGTGAGCAAGTCAGGTAGGGCGTTCTTTGATAAAGATGGGTGTTTACCATCAATAATTGTAATGGATTCCATAATTGCATTATGTACAGCCCTATCTTGGCACCACTTCTCAGTCTTATCAACTAACCATTCTTGGTCAATTTCTTCTTCTTTGAAAATTTCTGGTAGAATTTCTACTGCATGTCTGTAGTGCTCATCTGAGAAACCATCTGCTTCATCTAGTTCAATCTTAAAAGATTCCAGAGTTGGCAGTTTGTTATACTTTGCAACAAACTTACCAACCTGTTTAAATAGATTTTTGTAGACACCTTCAAAGTATTCTGGTTGAACAAAAGGCAATACTTTACGCATATACTTTTCATCAACCAAAAGATTGCGAAGGATAACCTGTTCAATATTCATTTACTTTCCCTTGTGATTAGTTCATCTTTTTCTATAGCGTTAAGCATTATTGAGTATAATATATCACCAGCGAGAGTTTGTAAAGCATTATTTGAACTATCAAGGTCTTCGTCAGGGCTTTCAATTACACCAAAGTTAAATGACATCAGAGGATCTTTATCTGTGCCATCAACTTTAATTTCTCCAAATGCAATACAAGTTTCAATAAACTCGCCTTTAAGAATACGGACTGCCCAAGCATCATCATCTCCTGGGATTAATTCAAAATCTGTATTCTCACTCAACATCTAATTCTACCTCCGCTTTGTATCCAATAGTAAATTGATGTTTGACAAACTCTTTAAAGGTTGTCTCGCCTAAAATACGTGACCAAAACTCTGGTTGAAGTGTATCTGCCATACGTGATTTCTTAGTAAGAATTTCACCAGTTGCTGGATTAACACCTTCATACCAACCATTACTTGGTTTCTGAGCAAAGCCACCAGCAAGAGCAACTTCTAACAAACCAGAATATTGTTCTACGCCACCTTCCCACGATACTGAGATAGGGATTTTTGATTTCTCTTTAACAGACCGAGACTTCTCAACATTAATAACAAAGTCATAACCAGTAACCTCTGTGCCAGTCTTATTCTGACGGCGACCAATAATCCAAATATCATTAGCTGAGTAATAGATGCCAGTACCACCAGATACAATAGCTTTAGGGAATAAGCCTTGCTCTAGGTAGATGTGGTTAACAGCAAGCATAGAAATATCTTTCATAGCCAGATATGGTGTACACATACGGAACAAACTCTTTAGCTGTTTAGCACGAGACATATCTGCAACAGACTTCTCATTAATAGCATCATCCATTTCTTTCTTAGATGCTAGGTTGCCAATTGAATCTATAACAACAATTACTTTATCTTTCTTATTAATACCTTCAAGTTGAGAGATAAGATCAAACTTTAATTCTTCTACATTGGTAATAGGTGTATGCAGTACACGTGAGGTATCAATACCAAATTGTTGGAAGTATGCTTGAGGTGAACCAAACTCTGAATCGTAGAATAGCATTACTGCATCTTTATGTGCTTCAAGATAAGCACCAGCCATAAGTAAAGCAAATGATGTCTTAAAGTGTTTGGATGGTCCAGCTAATACTGTAAGACCAGGAGCCAAGCCACCATCCATTGAGCCAGATAAGGCTACGTTAACCATGGGAACCGAAGTCGGTACCATTTCTTTACTGTTGAAGAAACTTGATTCTGATAGCACCTCAGTGTTTTTCAGTTTACTATTCTTCTTGAGTTTGTCCATTATACTCATGTAGATTTCTTTCCTTTATTTTCACATACGCGAGTCCTCAAGTCTGTACTTGAGAACCGATGATTTCTGCTGTTAAAGTATAAATCAATGCCGAGTTGTCGACATATATCTTTACCAGTAAAATCTTTTTCTTTATATTCGTCACCAAGGATGCGAACATCAATTGGATACATTTGCAATATATCTAGTAAGTCCTGTTCAGACGCATATACAATAATCTCATCAACATATCTAACAGCTGCAAGTTGTGTATATCTTTCAACAACAGTTTGAATTGGTGCATTCTTTTCTTTTCTATCTGCAGAAGGATCAATCTGTAAACAACAGATTAGATAATCACATTGAGATTTAGCCTCACGGAGCATAGCAACATGCCCTGCGTGAAGTAAATCAAATGTAGATGCTGTGATACCAGTTTTCTTACCAGCCATCTGGGAATGCCCACAAATAATATTGATGCATTAGATTTTCTCCACCAACAGTAATCCGTTGGTGCAGTTCTTTCATAGAGATGCCGTGATATTCACAAGCACCTTCCATGAGACGATCTGCTGCCGACTTAGTTGACATTATAATACTCCTTATACCAACTTACAAAGTTTTCTACACCAACATCAATAGGTGTAGTTGGTTTATAACCAAGTGCTTGCAGTTTAGTAGTATCAGACCAAGTGGCATGTGTATCTGCAGGATGCATAGGCACTAGATCACGGATAGCTTCACGACCAAGATTGGTTTCGATATGATCTACAAAATCAACAAGCTTGACTTGTTCACCATAACCAATATTAAAGATAGTATCATATTTGTCACCATTACGTTTTTGAGTATCTTCAAGAACAATCTTAATGCCTTGTACAATATCATCAACATATGTAAAGTCACGGATCATATCACCATAGTTAAATAGTTGAATAGGCTCACCAGCCACAATATTTTTAGTAAAGTCAAATAGTGCCATATCAGGGCGACCCCATGGACCATAAACAGTAAAGAAGCGAAGACCAACTGTCTTGGTAATTGAACTAGACATAAACTGTGACTCGTTAGTAAACTTAGTAAAGCCATATGGGTTTAATTGATAACCACATTTCTCGTCTTCTTTCCATGGTAGTTCATTACCAGCCATAGTGCATGATGTAGAAGCATAAACAACTTGATCAACACCAGCGGCGTTACAAGCTTCGATTAGATTTTGAGTACCAGTCACATTATTATCAATGTATGTTTGTGGTTCTTCTAACGAGTGTCGTACACCGGCATATGCTGCAAGATGCATTACAATATCTGGTTTATGTCGTTTCATAAATTCAGTAAGACCAGTTAAGTCTTTTAGATCAACATATGATACTTCAATACTACGTTCACGCAAATTGTTTGCCCTAGCATTTTTTAGACTAACATCATAATAGTGGTTAAAGTTATCAAAGCCAGACACCGTGTGTCCGTCATCTTGTAGAGATTGTGCTAGGTGATAACCAATAAACCCAGCGCAACCAGTAATCATTACATGTGCCATTTAATTCTCCTTATATATTGTATTATAACACACCAATTAAGATATGTAAACAACATTCTGCTCTTTTTCTCTGGCGTCTAATTCATATTGAGAACGCACACTATTGTTCTCTGCAATAACTAACTTTAGAATAGAGAGGTGATCTGCTCCAGCAAATGAAGATAAAGCATTTGTGTCTTTGGGGAAACAAGCACCACCAAAACCACTGCGACCATCAGGACCAGGAACCTGAGTATGACTGTGACTAATCCTGGGATCAGTGCCAACAGCAGTAATAATATTATCGTAATCGGCTCCATGACTATCAATTAACTCCTTATATTGATTGAACCACATAACTTTAGTGGCAAGAAAACTATTAATGCCATACTTTACAAAAGCGGCATCTTGTGCAGCCATCTTATATACAGGGGCTGGCTTACAACGACTGAACTTATTATATAAATTCTCAAGGGTGTCTACAGACTTACCTTCACCACCAAATATATGCATAGGTGGGTTTACAAAATCTTCAAGAGCATTACGCTCAGTTAGAAATTCTGGATTGTAAATCACTCGGCTATTCTTAGTGCTTAGTTCTTTTACAATACTAGGGATAACTGTTGACTTAATTACAATCAGACCAGTAGTTTTCTCAATAAGTTTGTTTGTGACATCAACAACAATGGAGGCATCTATCTGACCATCATCACCAAACGGTGTGGGAACACAGACAAATGACACATCGACATCAGTCATATCGTCAACAGAATTATTATAGAGAAATGGATCAATCAACTGGATCTTATTCTTTTTAGTATTAAAGCCATATTCGCATGCCTTACCGACATAACCATGACCAACGATAGCAATCTTTTTCATATTTTACCTTTCTTTGTACGCACTGTATATAGCGCAATCAAAATTTCTACTGACCAAGAGTAAGTGCGCCTTCAGCTTCCCATTGATACTTTTCTTTTTGAATTCTTTGTCCTCCATAAAAGGCATTAACACAAACAATGCAACAATATATTTCACGACGGTCGAGTTCCGGAGGTCTAGGCCCACTTTTTTTCATTCTCTCCCATGTCTCATCATCAACATTTTTAATTCTTTTAAATGCATGTTTGCGCTTTTTCATTTTTAAAGCATCTTCAATTGATACATGAAGTTCAGCTTTACGAACACCAATGGCTTCTTCCCTACCACCTCTTTTATAACTTTTGCAGTTACAACAGTCAGGTGTGTTAGCTGAATCCCATACGACAGTTTCTTCTTCATTATCGAATAGAGGTGCTGATTGTGATATTATTTTTGTCATAATTTAAACTTTCTGCGTACAGAACATAAGGTCGATACCCTCAGCTTCTGCTTCTGCTGTTAAGTGAGTTTCTACCTGATGATTACGAGGTAGATCAATAGATACAGTGCCATTAGTTACTGGGCAAAAGTATTCTGAGTGTACACGTGGTACTGAGATACCATAAACATCAACACGAGTTTCATATGTGAAATCTTCTTTTAGATGAGTAATGATCTTACGATTGGTTGCTTCGCCTTTAGGATCGACACCATATGTACCGATACGCCCAGCCCAACCATTTGTTGATCCAGCTTTACCAATCTTGACCAAGCTGTCGTTAACATACATACCATATACAATATCACCCATTGCTTTATAGTCACGTGTTTCCATACCATCAGCTTTAGTAAAAACCAATTTCTCAAATGTGCGAGAAGGTTTATCATTGCTGACGTTTGTGGTGTGCTCAGCAATTGTAAAGTAACCAAGGTAAGTACCAGCTTTTTTAATTGCAATTTCAATAGAAGGTTTTCTCATAATATAAATCTCCAAGTTTGTAAACATTATAGCATAAAGAGAGGGCTTTGTAAACCCTCTCAGTTGAATTATATAAATTCTGCTAGTTTCATTGAAAAAGGAACCTTAGTTTCTAACCAAGCAATTGCTTGTGTAGGAGTATCGAATTCCTTTTCATCAGATGTGAAGCCATCTTTAACTTCGATTAACCAATCTCCGTTAACACAACCATTAGGTTTAGCTTTAACATTCTTAAAACCAAATTCTGCAACAGCATCTTCATATGATAGACCTGTTTGCTTCCACTTAGGATCTTCATAAGAAGCAACCCAACCAACACATGCTACTTGCTCTAAGTAACAAGGTGAAATTGAGTTAGTAGCTTTATAGAAGTTATCGAATTTAGTAGTTGAAAATTCCATGTTTGATGAAAATACGTTTGAGTTTGACATAATATAATTCCTTAGTTATTGTTTCTATAACTCTTATACTACAAACAAACACAGATGTAAAGTGTTTTTTTTACTTTTTTTAACTTTTTTTGTATTTAATGCGATATTGTAACATATTTGTTACACTATCATTAATACTAAGATTTGTAATATCACCAGTAAGCCTTGGAATATGCTTACACATATAACCAGAACCTTTACCGAATATTCTAATTTTTTATGACGAGTCATACCATTTAGATATGTTTGATACGCCCAAGTTATGGATATCGTACAAAGAGCCAATAAAATTGTGAGCCAAACTATTGTTTGCATGATCGAGACCTACGTGCCCTTCTCATTTTTGCATACAATCTTTCGGTCTTCTCTTCAAGAATAACCTTTAATTTTTTACGACGGATACGTGCTTTTTGAGATTTAGCAATTCTTTGTGCTTTCATTATAGTGTTCCATTTCTGTAAATATACTCAAGGGCCCTATCGGCTTCAGTCTCCAATGGGCGGTTCTCATACCAGTTACCATTCTCTACATCAAACTGTTTACATAATTCAGCAATCTGTGTTGATGATATAGGATAGCCTCTGTATGTTGCGTTGCCTGCTATCTTAACCATAATAGCATACATCTTAGAATACCAACCAGTGTCTGATATGGTTAGATATTCACCAGCCAAATCTTTTGGCCAGAACGGACAGTCACGATAACCAGACCATTTATAATCGTGATTGTTTAATTTATTCTTTTTATATAATAAGACTTGTTCTTTTAACTCGTCTGGCAATCTATCTAAAAAGGAAGTGGAATGTTGCCTATCGTCATAGGGATGGGCAGCCATAAGGGCATCCACATCAAGGCAATCGCCAGTATTACTAAAGAAAAAGTTGTTAGCACCAGCATAATCTGCAGGGATATAATACATCCTTGATAGGTCTTTAGTCTGCGAATCTCCAATTTCACCAAGCTCTTTGTTAAGGGCGTGCCAGAAACCTCTGATATTTTCTGCGACAATCTTTCTGCCAAGGTCAAAGACAAGTCTGAACTTCGGTAAATCGTCCGTGCTGCTAGCAGTGCTATAACAAACAAAATTATACTTACCAAAACGAGAACGTAATACATTTTCTAAATTCCCCTCGAAGACATAATCATCAACATCAACAGCAGCCCAATTTGCCCAATGTAATACATTTTTGTTGGCTCTTGTAGTACCATCCGTATATACAGCTGGTGAAATAAGCTCAGCATCTTTCTTACCTTTCTTAGGTGCTTGGGATAACTTGAACAAAAAATCCTTGAACTGATCCCAGGTTTGAATTTCAATTTGACGATGTGTCTTGTTGTCAAACTGGCTTTTAAATATCGTCAGTTGATACATTTGCTTTCTCCGTAGTGTCTTCATCCATCCAACGCAATAGGGTGGCATCATTCTCGCCACGAGCTGGATAATAGACACCACGGGATCGAATAGAAATACTAGGCTGTTCAATCAGTTGACGAAATTTAATAAAGTCTTGCTCTGTTCTAAATGCAATGTTCATAGAACCATAGATGTCTAGGTCCGGTTGGTCAAACGCTGGCATATCTTCCCAGTGTTGTACGTTCCATTCTTCTTCTGTACCATCTAGTACAAATAAACTTGATGCTGTTGATTTAGCCATAATATCTATCCTCTGTATTTCCAAATGTTTCTTTATGTTTGATATGTTGATCTTTAGTAAGTCTGACCATTTCCATACCCATCTCGTTGACTCCAGCTTTCTTTTCATAGTCATCTCTAAATATAAGTTTATTCTTAGAAAAGCCAGAATAATCTACATGATGATGCCAACGATTGTAGCGCCAAACAACTTCTGTAATATCCGGATGTTGTTCTTTAAGTGCTTCTGCAAAGGTACGGCGATTATCACCATCAATATAAACATTGTCTGTATTGCCACCACCCATAACTAGGGTAGTCATCTTACCACAAACAAATGCATTAAAAAGAATAGAGCAATGATCATCTTTTAGAATACGCAGACTTAAATCTGTGTCTTCATTATATTTACCACGCCATCGGTGCGGTAGATCATTACGCAGTAGAATACAAGAATAAACCCTAGTATTAAGTGTATAAGGTCTTTTCTTTTGAGATGCTGGCACAAAGTATTGATAATTCATACCAGACATTGCAACATTAGTAAAGCGATCAGTAAACTCTTCGCAAGCACGGATCACATTACCATTAGTTACAATAGTTTTCTTATTCTGGTGTACACGATAGAAGTGACGAATGTTATCATCCATAATCCAGTGACGTTTAGCACCAGTTGATATAGCATGCTGCCATACAAAATTTCTTGCTGGTATACTACCACCAACTCGCCCTGCAGCATCACCAAGAGCTAGTTCAGGATCCTCTCGGAATCCATCAGGCAATGTAAGAATTTTGCTAGGGTGTATGTTTTCTGCATAAGCATCATACTCATCTTTTTCGATAACAATATGATACGGCACATTTAATTCATCCAATGTCTTAGAAGTAAGGCGAGAGTCCGCCCTACCTTTAGAGATAATATAGATTGGATATTTTGGTTGGCTGTAGTTAGTCATGTGTACTCCATAATATATAAAACCATTATAACATATTTAGCGCCTATTGTAAATCACTTTCTTTCACAAAAACGCCATCAATCATTTTACCCTTACGGTCTTTGATATCATCATATGCTACTTGTAGACATTCATCCATAGATAACTCATTACGAGCCATAATATTAATTAGAACCACCATCATATCACCAATATCATCACGGATATCCTTACCCTTACAGATGCTATCTGATAGTTCACCAGCCTCTTGTATAAGTTTAAGGTACTGATCTTTATCAGTAGAACCCTCAATTAGATTGCGGTCGTGATGCCATTGTTTAATTAATTCGACAAGATTTTCCAAGTGTGTCTCCAATCATCTACTTGATTTACATTTTTAAATTCTAGTGCTGCAGCAAGATCATAATCATTGCCACCTTCCATAGTCTTATCACCAAAAAATGTGATAGGACCTTTTAACCATTTAAGGATCTGTGCTTTACCTTTACCAACTGGAGTAATATCAAGACCAGTTTCTCCAGCTACAGTAGCTCGCACTTCCTTACCAAACTTCTTATTAAACTCCTTTGCAATATTAGAGCGCTCTTCAAATATTTCATCAAACCAAATATAATCTTGTCTTTGATATGGACCAGCATTTCTACCTACAACACTGAAGTTGCATAATCCAGGTCTATGATCAAAGTGCTGCCCTGTTCTTATTCCGTATTGAGATGAATGCAACTTATCTAATAAGAAAAGATTTTGTTTATGAGATAATACCCATTCGTCTTTATGAATTTCTCTATTCTGTTCAAAGATATGATTACCTGAACATTGGAATACTTTCATACAAGAATCATAAACACTTGCAGGTACTTGTTCCCTAGTTTTTACACGATCACTACCAGTCACCAGATAGCAAGCATTGTGAGTTGTAAAGTGCTCCATCCAATTTGCAAACTCTTTATCCATTTCTCCACGGCTAGGCGTTAGAGTTCCGTCAACATCAAATACATAGTTCATACAAAAAAGTCCTCCAAAGTCATTTGATCCTCTGCTGACCAACCAATAGCTTCCAGAATTGGTGTAATTGGGTCGATAAATGTTTTCTGAAATTGTTTATCATAGTCAACATATTTATGTAGGGTTGTCTCTTCAGGTAGATAATCAGGGAATGCAATTACATTCTCTTTAATAGGGTTAGGCAATTTTAGATAACAGAATTTAATCTTTTCTCCATTCTGAACTAAGCCATATCTTTTATCAAGAGATAATCCTTTAATCGTATGATTATATAGCAAGCAACCACGAACATGAATTGGTGTGCCTTTTTTGTATATCTTCTGATTGTCATGCCAGTTAGTAATATTAGACACACCACGTGGAAAGGATACTTGCTCAACTGGTAAAGTTTTAAAGTGATTGCGGAAGTCTTCGATATACTTCTGCACCTTACGTTCGTCACCATCAATAATAATATAGAATATTTCTTTAAACTTATCTCTTACAACCATAGGGGTGGATGACTTAATAGCCTCAATACCCATGATCTTGAGTTTAGGCTCGTCATACTGCACACCCTCTGAGTTATGTACATTTAAGATGTATCTTTTCTTAGCAGTCCATATACCACGATCAGCAATCACTTCTCGCTCCATTACCATACGATTATCAAAGCAATTCATCTTAGTAAACAAATCAGCATATGATTTCTCTAGGACAGACTCAAAGTGTTGTGCACATATCTTATCCAGAGCCTTGACTGGATCTGTAGGTTTAAGTTGATCTACAATAGGTGCCATATTAATATAAAGTGAATCTGTATCGATTGCAATCACATAATCTTTATCATCAGATTTAAGTATCTTGTTCATCTCTTGGTTGATTGCTTTCTCAGCCCACAAGATAGACAACTGGCCAGATAGTGTGATACCCTCAGCCATTCTCATATCAAAGTATCTAAAGTGTTTATTGCCTAATGCACCATAAAGAGAATTGAGTAGGATCTTGACAGACATCTGTCTATTCTCAAGTTGGTTAATCTTTTTCTCAAGCTCATAAGTAGGTGCCTTTTCATAGGCTTGCTTTGTCTTGAGCATTTCTTTCTTAACAGCCTTACGCTCATTACCATAGTCAATAATAATCTTAGGCAATACACCTTGTTTAGACTTGGAGAACCTAGCACCGTTGGCGGCTACACAATGTTCATCATCAGTAGCTGGTCCATGTAGATAATGTTCGACACCCTGAGTTGTTAAACCTGGCATAAGTGTCTCTGGTGACATATTATATTGGACAATAAGATTTGGATATAGTGAGTTTAAGTCAAAAGAAACCACCCACTCGTGGAAACCAATATCTGGATCTTTAACATAACCACCAGGATAAGGTTGTTTAATATTCTGGTTAGATGGCGGAATGATAATGTTGCTCTGAGCCAACTCTCGACAGATGATTGAATCCCATATCGCAGTAGTACCAAAGGTATCTGATAAGTTAACACCACCTTTATATTGCATAGTCATACAGAGTTCGATCAACCCCATCTTATCATCGATACGTTGTACTAGCTGAACATCTTTAATATTATAGTCAATAAACTTCTGGTGATCACGTTCGTACAAAGTAAACAGATTACCAAATTCTTCATATGATAATTTCTTCTCGCCGAGTACAGTATTGGCAACATGGTCTAGTTTATATGATTCTTGTGTGCCATATGCATAACCAAACTTCTTAAACAATTCAATATAATCAGCTTGCTGGATACCAACAATTTCAAAGCCTTGCTGAGGTCTACCCATGACGGTGACATTTCTCTCGTTCACTAAATTCCATGGGCTTAGTCTTTTTACTGCCTCGGCACTACCTACTCTCGCAATGCGATTCACCAGATACGGAACGTCAAAGAAACGTATATTCCAACCAGTAATAATGTCTGGACAATTCTTATGCCAATAGCCTAGAAACTTAGCCAGTAATTCTTCCTCTGACGAACAGCGGTGGTACTGGATGAGATCATCACCCATATCAAGTTCTGTTTTCTCAAAGTCATAGTCATCAAGACCCCACACTTGGTAGACACCAGATAGACTTGACTTGAGAGCAATAGAGATTACAGGATAGGCAGCTTCCTCTGGGCGAGGGAAGCCTTCGTCAGAAGCAACCTCAATATCAAAGTTAACCACATTAACGTGGCTAGGATTAAACTTGATGTTGTCTGGAAATCTTTCTTCTATGAATTGTTGTACATAGTTAGTATTACCATAGATTTTAAATCCTGGCACTTCTTTGTACATATCAATAAATTCTTTTGCCTCTGACATCTTGCCAAACTTCATGGCTTTAAGAGGTGATCCATCAAGACCAGTATATTTTGTGTCAGATTCCTTAGAAGGCAAATATAATGTTGGTTCGTATTTAATACGTTTACTTATTGCATGACCAGTGTCATTATATCCACGATAAAGTAAAGAGTTGCCGTAACGATTAACAGAAGTGTAGAATGACAATGAGTATCTCCATAATATATGTTGGTATTATATACCAAAAAAGGGGATCTGTAAACCCCCTTTTTTAATCTTTTATTTTTATTCACAAGTCTTTATTATCAGTCAGCATTAGATACTTTGCTTCTTCATGGTAACCCATTCTATGAAGCTCAGATGCTGCTCTTGCTTTTCCTAGTGATAGAAAGAAGCTATTAAATCCACTAAAGAGTCCACCTACCGGTGCGAAGGCATATTTCATTACTGCTTCAGTCATTAGAAACGTCTCCTTAAATCGTCGGTCTTATTATGAGCAACGTTGTAGATGTCTCCACGGCATAAACCAATATCTAGTAAATCTTTGTCGGTTAGCTTATTTAGCTCCTTCATAGTTTTCCTAGCTTCTGATATGCCCTTGCGTGTTGAGTTTGCGTCTTTAAATAGATCAAACAGAGCGCTAATTGCTTTCTGTAAGTAGTTGGCTTGTATTAGTATTAGTTGTGTCATTTTGTTCCTCGTTTTGACCAATATTGATTTTACGAGGACGCTGATCTTCTGGGATGACATATTTCAGTTCTACTGCTAGAATGCCATCTTGAATATCTGCTCCATGAACTTCTACGTTCTCAGACAGTCGAAAGGTTCGCTTAAACTTCTTAGTGGAAATTCCACGATGAATGTAATCGCGACCCTGCTTTTTATGCTCACCTGTTACAGTAAGCGTTCGCTGGTGATATTCGACTTCAATACCTTCTTTACTAAATCCAGCAACAGCAATCTCAATGAGGTAATCTTCCTCACTAGTTTTGATGATATTATGCGGGGGATAGTGATCTTGTGCATGCTTTGTTGTCCATTCTAATTCGTTGAATAGATGATCAAAGCCCACAAAGGCGGAAGAGGGGAATAGTGTTTTCATGCCTGTCATATTTTTTCTCCTTTTAACAGCAAGAATGATTCGTAGCCCTTACGGCACTACAATAGTATTTATAAACTACAGCTATTCATTTTCAGAATAGCAGCTAGTCTATTTGTTTCCGATATTATATTTCGGACATAGTTCCCATTTATCTTTATCTTTAAATGGGATAATTTTAATCTGTCTGAGAGGTGCAACTGGTTTTGGATTTTGTTCGCCTTGTATACTTACAAGACCCCAATCCGACATAAGTGTCGCAATTGTATTTCTTCTACCAATGTCATTCTCTTCCAGATTACTCTTTTTGCCATCAAGCAAAAATAGTTCTTTAAAGTGCACTATAAAATATCTACCTTGTTTATGTAGAATATGGCACGATTGAAATAATTTGTTATCTTTACGACTAGCAACACCAATACGTGTTAATGTTTCTCTAATCTTTAAAAAGTCATCTGGCTCGTTGAGGACAATCTCAAGCATATCACTTGGAGTCCACTCAACTATATTATTTTCTTTTTCCACCTTTACTCACCTTTGTTTTTATAATTTTTATTTGTTCAGGTGATAATAGTGTCAAAGCTTGCCTAGCTTTCTCATTACTGTATCCATAATACACTTTGACAGCATCAATATCACTTTCAGGTTGAGCCTTAGCCCATTTAGAAAAGCGTTTCCGCTTTCTAGTGATATTTATAAGAAAGTCAAATTGTAGACGATTGTCTAGGTGGTGATACCTATTCATCTCATTAGCAAAAGCAACTGTGTCTGGAAAGTAAGATAAGCCACGATTGACCATAAATGGTGCATAACCTTTCTCAGCTTGATCATCCATCATGATGTCTTGCTTAGTAAAGTTAATAGAGTTTAGATAATCAAAAGGGCTAACGGACATCTTCAATACCTCCGTCCATACCTGGCCACATTACGCGCTCCATTCTTTCCAAAAGAACTGCTTCAGTCACATCTGTTGATGCGCCTTTTTGCACATCAGTATCTCTATAATATAACTGAGGGTATGTTGTATGACCATCCGGTAAAGGGTGGTTATTTAATATTACATATTCTATATTCCACATATCAAGTTTTTCTTGTAGCATGTGGCAATATACACATCTATCTTTAGTAAATAAAGTCAATCTATCCATAATCTATCCTAACGCTAATGCTAGTGTCTGTAGTCTCATCACATCCATAACAATATCATGCTGTGGATCATGTGCGACAAACACAGATTCCAAACCTTCTGGTATAAATCCATTTCTTAGATCAATACCCCAAGACATACCTTCGATCATTGATCTAGTATCACGAACAACCCAATGTGGCCAAGGTACGATTTGCTTACACTGTTCGGCAATATAATCTATAATAATAGGATCAAATGTATTACCACGAGTATAAACTTTATCTAACTTTTTCTTTGTATGGGTATTGATAAATGGTATTGCTTGATCAATATCTACATCAAGCTCAGTTGGCTTTAGTTGCCTTTGAGCATCTTTAGATTGTTCTCCCCACCATTTTAACGTATCCTGATTGATTTGTCTACCATATTTTTTAACTTGACTTTCAACATCAAATTTAATATA